TTCATAAAATTTGTATGCAACATTGTCAGGTCTTTCGTCGCCAAGAATTGTATATTTTTCAAAGAATGATAAATTTCCAAAAATGTCTTCTCTCAGTTTTCCTCTCTTAAAGAAATTTTTTACACTAGTATAATCTGATATATTTTGCTTTTCTCTGCCTCTTGAAACATATGCAAAATTGGGGACTTGTCTAAAATAAGATGCCATTTTTAGTAACCTATTTCTGTATCGTTATCTCCACCCGGGAGTTTTGTGTAATCATCATCATAGATTGGATCAAGTTCACTAAAATTTAAACTAATATCATATTGAACCATCGATCCATCTTCATAAGTCGCATAATTTCCAGCAGGAGTATAGTTTACATTGCATGATGTGAGAGCACATTCTTTAATTCTATTCAACCATGGATGATCTTTATTTTGTCCATCCTGTCCATAAACATAAGAAATTCCAAATGTGTTTGGCGATTTTAGATATAAAGAACTTTTTGCTCTCTTTACCGACATTCCTTGCTTAAAGAATCTAATGATTTCTTTGATTACTACTGCTTCTTCTTTGCTTCTAGCAGATAGAGAAAAATTAAATGCAAATGTTCTTAATGAAGGACCATCAAATAATAATTCTAAGTTTGGATTAACAATTGCACCACTAACTCTTGTAAAAAGTCTTGCATTTGTACCAACAGCAGCAGCGGCTAAACCAGTTACAACCTGAGTTTTTATATCCGGAGCATTATTTGCTGCAGTTTCAGACATCTGACCAGCAGCTTCTGTTGCTCCCTCTGCTCCACCCAACATTGTGGCAATTGAAAGATTTGCAAATTCTTTCTGGATTGAATTAAATCTATCATCACCCCAACCAACAGTATTTAAATCTGAAACTGATGGTTGAATTGGTAGACTTGCAGATCCTAAAATATTTCTACTTCCTCTATCGCCAAATTCATCATTACCACCAGCAGATGCAGATGCTACTTTTCTTGGTTCATAACGATACATTGTAAATTTAATATAGTCTTGTGTTACTTCCCTATCAATTGGATATCTCAGATTATCTGATTTTTTATAACTCAGTCGAACACCACCATCTTGAACATTATCATCTTTTCTTATTTCATCTTGTGTTATTGGTTTTGTTTGTCCCTGCTGCGCTGCTGCTTCTGCTTCTGATGGTGCAGCAAGATTGTTTACTTTTGGAGCACCTTTAAATATTGTTTCTTTTTGCTCTTTAGTAAAATTTTTATTGATATATGCTGCTCTTTGGTTATCTGCTTCTTTTGATACGTCAGTTAATAAAAATTTTTGATATTCTGGTGTTAATTTTTTTCCTTCCGCTGTTAAAACTGGTTTCCATCCGTTTGAACTGCCAGAAGTCATCACAAGAGTTCTTGGACCTCTGGGGCCAAGTGGAAGTTGATACACATCCATAGCACCGTTTTCTTTATTCACATTAGAAAGAAAAAGATTTGTTGGTTTATTGGGTGCTGTTTTATTCTGTACTCCAAATTCTAGTGCTTGGACATTTGCCATTAAACTACCTCCCCAACCAAAAGAGGGTTAATCATCTCAATTTTTCGTAGAGTATGAGACATTTATGAAGAGATTTTTATTTATTTAGACGGAATTTTGCATATGGTATTGCTAGCAGTTCATCTAGTTCGTTATACTTAACTACGTGCAGTTTTCCTGCAACCTCTTCCCAGGTGTATTGTCTTCCCTGTCTCCAATGAAAATTGATTCCTTTAAATCCCCATCTCTCTAATGAAGTACATGCAATGAGTGGATGTTGATCATACTCAATTTCTGGCGTTTTAGGATTGTAAACAAAGGTATAAAACTTTCCTGGTTCTGGATATAAAACTTCTTCTTTAAAGATTTCCATGATTAAAAGCATTAGATCCTCAGGATCTTTACTTCCAAGTGCCTCTACTCTTCTTTGAAGTTCCCTGGTTCTGACAGTTCCTGTTTCTAAATATTGACCAAAACCTTCTGCCATTATTTGATACCTAATTCTTCTTCGGTAATAACTTTAAATTCTAACATTCTATCGGCACACCACTCTTTTGCAGCCTTCCACTTTGCTTGATTAACTGCATATGTTCTACATTCATGTAGATATGACTTAGTTACTCTCGACTTTTGTTTCGGTGGAATAGTTTGTTTTTTTGGTTTCACTTCAATTACATAAGATTTAATATTTCCAGATTGCTCTTTTACCTTGATGAGATAATCAGGAAAATATCGATGAACGCGATTATCGACGGGAGAGATGTACCCAATAGAAAATTCTTCCGATGCCCAAGAAATTATGCTAGGATTGTGATCACACCAGTAGCAAAATTTTCTTTCCCAACTACTTCTGCAAATAATATTATCTGCATTTCCTTGGTACTTTTCTGGATAGGATGGTTTGTAAATGCTCTTAATACTTTCTGCCATTTTCGGCATACATAATATATAACGGTCAAAAAGTATTTATAGATGGCTCAACCAAGTCCAACCTCACCTAAAATAAGAACCATTAGTGATATAAAAGGTAATTTACTACATCCAGCTTTAACATCACATTTTGAATGCTTTTTCAGTATTCCCGATACTTTTGCGTCTGCTAGACATGGAAAAGCAAAAGACTTCATTCAAAAGTATGTCCCAGTAAATACAGAACTTTTGACACTATCTTGTTCTGAGGCATCTCTTCCAGGATCAAACCTTGCTACGGTTGAATTGAATAATGATTATACTGGCGTAACACAACGACATGCATATAGAAGACTATATGATGATAGAGCAGATTTTACCTTTTATGTGGACAATAGGTATAGTCAAATACTTTTATTTGAAAGGTGGATGCAGTTTATAACGGGAGAACAAGTAGCTGGTTCTGAAAGATTGACTATGAATTATAGAATGATGTATCCCAAAACTTATAAAACAACCATTTATATTACAAAATTTGAAAGAACAGCGAGATCAAAAACGGGAAAAGATAGACAAAACGAAACAAATGGATCTTATGAAGGATCATCTGTTTATTATAGTTTCTTTAATGCTTTTCCAATTTCTATCACTTCAATGCCAGTTTCTTATGAATCATCTTCACTCTTAAAATGCACAGTTTCATTTACATATGATAGATATGTTCTTTCTCCTCGACCACTTATAGGTCAACAAGGTGAACCATCACAGACTCCTGCTGTGGGTGTTGCTAATCCAAATGATATTGCATATGCTAATGGACAAGTGCTTACTAATGCATTTAGTGGAAATGCTGCAATTTCTGGAAGTTATTTTAATAATGTTTCTCCAAACCAATTCAATCTTTCTCCTGGATCTTTAACTGAAAATGGAGAAGGTGGAGAGATTATAAATGCTATCACTGCAAATAATAGACAAGTTGAGGCTGGTTTGCCTTATGTTGGAAGAAATCGTGGACCAACCTCCCCATTCTCAGGTATCTAATAAATAAAGTAACTGAATTGTATAGGAGATTATGCCTTTACCAAAAATTGCTACGCCAACTTATGAGTTGGAACTGCCTTCGACTGGTGAAACAGTAAAATATAGACCTTTTCTTGTCAAAGAGGAAAAACTTCTTGTTATTGCGCTAGAATCTGAGGACACGAAGCAGATTACTAATGCAATTAAAACAGTTATTAAAAACTGCATCGAAACAAAAGGAATTAAAGTAGAATCTCTACCTACATTTGATATTGAATATTTGTTTTTAAATATTCGTGGTAAGTCTGTCGGTGAAGAACTTGAGGTGAATATTATTTGTCCTGATGATGGAGAAACATCCGTTCCTATCAAGATCAATGTAGATGATATTCAAGTCCAAAGAAATGATGAGCACACAAATAAAATTAAACTAGATGATAGTTTAATGATGCAAATGAAGTATCCATCTTTGGATCAATTTATTAAGAGTAACTTTGATTTCTCAAATGACAATGCAATGGAACAGTCATTTGAACTTGTTGCATCTTGTGTCGATAAAATCTTTAACGAAGAAGAGGCTTGGTCTGCATCTGATGTGACCAAAAAAGAACTCATGGAGTTCTTGGATCAAATGAACACAACACAATTCAAACAGATTGAGAAGTTCTTTGAAACTATGCCAAAACTTTCTCATACTGTAAAGGTTAAAAATCCAAAAACAGAAG